CTTATAGTAAGTACTTATAGTATTTAACTTATAAGCATCTATGAAATGTCATAGTGTCTATATAGTATTATACTCGATCACGAATCTTTGTCAAGGTCTAAATTGTAACAATCTGTAACATCGTCAATGTCCACCCTGTTGTCTTCGATGTCCTCGAACGGATCAGTCACTTGGATCACGCCCTTGGGGAGCTTTGTCGGAATGTTAGGTACATCCTTCAAGCATCCATCACATATGTCTAAGAACTCATTGGTGATGGCGTGTCGCCTCACAGATTCATGTTCTTTCAGTTTCTTGTCACAGCAGATACAACGCATTATTTACCCCTTTGGCTATGTAGCCCTTAGTTGATTGATTTGAGGCCATTGTAGGCCCGTTTAAAGGCCTTCCTGAGCCTTTCGTGATGGCAGGATTAGCTCAATAATCCATTTAAGCATAAGCACTCGCTACCAGATAGGCAATTAGTACTACACCTAAGACAATCCAATGCTTCATTCTGTAACCCCAAAGTTGAAGGCGATGAGCTGACAGAACAAACGATACTGTTCCAAATGTTCTTTGTTGTCCTTGTGTGTTTTCTCGATAGCCTCTAAAAACTCTTTAACTGTGCCACTAAAGCAACCACAATTAACACGGATACCAATTTTAAAATCTTTATGTGCAGTTGTGAAACGTCCCGAAGACTTCGCAGGGCCAATAGTCAAATAATCTGATGTTTTTTCGATGATGGCGTTACCAGACACCAATGCGTTACCAGACACCCGTGCGTCACCATACACCTGTGCGTTACCACACACCAATGCGTTACCATACACCTGTGCGTTATCAGACACCAATGCGTTATCAGACACCCGTGCGTTACCAGACACCTGTGCGTTATCAGACACCAATGCGTTATCAGACACCCGTGCGTTACCAGACACCCGTGCGTTACCACACACCCATGCGTTATCAGACACCTGTGCGTTACCAGACACCAATGCGTCACCATACACCCATGCGTTATCAGACACCAATGCGTTACCAGACACCCGTGCGTCACCATACACCTGTGCGTTATCAGACACCCATGCGTCAGCAGACACCTGTGCGTTACCAGACACCAATGCGTTACCACAAAAGTGTTTTCCTTTAATGTTTTTTTCAATAGTATTCATTTCAATGTTCCTTTATTTACCATTTTCAACTTCAACCCGGACTATATCCTCAATGTCGAGGATGATCTGATAGTCTACAATATCCCTCATGTCAGGAGGGTTATCGTCCTTGTACCCTTCAAGGTATAGGTCAGTGCATCGAACGATCAAGGGCAAAGACTCAATAGACTGAACTTCACATAGCCCGTACCATTCACAGCCTCTGAGAGTGTAAACAAACTGTTTAATCTTGGTCACAATAGTGCGTCCTCAATGTCTGTCAAGTCCTTAGGCGTTGACTTATGCAGTGCCTTGTTAGACTGCAAAGCCCTTGATTGTGGTGTCTGATGGCCGTTGATGGTCGGGAATGGCCACAGATCAACCATAGCCACAGCTTCAGCCAGTGTATAGCCCTGTGACTGGTGATAATTGAGTGTGTCCATCCACAGTTGGTGGTGTTTGTTCATAGTTACTGTTTCCCTATATAGCTTACACCAATTTTTTTTCTGTACTTTCTTAGCAAGGTTGACTGCTCGTGTGATGCGCCATTTAGCCGCTTGTACGGTCTTAACAACACGAATCTTACCCGTGTGCATATTGACCAGATCAACTTTATTAATCTTGCTGTTATCGACAATGTAGAATTGTTTGTAAGTGATGACGTTCATGATGTTTTTCCTTCGATGGTTGATTGACAGATGGTTATTTTACACTGTTTGTGTGTCTTTGATGATTCGATAGTCGTATTGCGCCCGTGAATCAATGCAGTAAACAGCTGTTTCCATAGCGTTTAACACTGAATCAATGATAGCTTTATCCTGAGTGTCAAGGACTGTTTTGTATAGTCCTCCTGACTTTTCAGCTTCTTTAAAGCTGGCATAACTGTCCATATTGTATATCTCAATTATGGTTTTCATGATGTTTTAACCTTCTTAATTGTAAACAATCCAAGACATTCGCCTCTGACCCAATGCACAAGGCCTGTTTCAGGGTCATTAACGGGCGTTTCCGGCCCGTAATCGTTGCATTCTAGCCAGTGCTGACAGATACCACGTTCGGAGGCGCTGAATGCTACTATGCCGCTTGATCGGAATTGGACTTCATACCTGCTCATACTTCCACCTCTTCGATGTAGTGTTCTGCAATCTCGTGCCAGTTAACGTCAGACAGGAACGCCAGAGCGTAGTCCTGAGCAATACCCTCTGACTGACTCATGATGTGTTCCTCTGCCAAGTCCTTGAAGGACTGAGCGTCCATGTCCTCCCAGTCACCACCATAAAAGATTTCAAGGTTGACACGCCATGTAGCGTAGTTTGTCCAGCCATTGTACGTAGTGTTGCTCATGATAGATACTCCAAGGTTGTGCCTGTACATCACAGACGGGATTTAGTGCTTTAACGTTGCACTGCATAGGATTCTAGCGCTTGTGCCAAGCTGACACTGAGTGTAAAACCCTACACGGTACAGGGTCACTTACATTGCAGACTGCAAGGCCTCCACCATCCCTTTGGAGTGATGCCATTGATCCATTGAGGCAGGTTTCCAATCGTGCGGATATTGCTCATTAAACATATCCCGTGCCTTTGACCATCCGTGGCGGCGGATCATACCCATCATGCGTTCCCATCCATCAAAGAACGAGGCAGGCTTTGTAGTGACGTATTCAGTTTTCATGATTCAGACTCCCAAGGCCAGCAAGACACCCCAGAGGGCGAAGACTGCAATGCATGAGACAGTGATGATGATGCCCTGAGCTTTTGAGGACTTGGAGGTGGGCTTGTAGGTGTACTGGTGATTGTGCATGGTTTGCTTTCTGTGGTGATGATGATGTAAGTGTAAGGGCTTGACAGGCCCTCTACAATAGGTGTTTACCCTTAAACGATCTCACGCGCTTGGTGGCCGAACGGAGCAGGTCCGAACTTGACAACCCAGATCAGATCGTTGCCAGCGTCCACGTGAATGATGCGGTGGCTTCGCAGGGTTTCAGCGGCCTTGGCCTCGCGTGGCTTGAACAACTGAATCACTGCTTGCCCTGTGGTGGCGATCTCGGCGAGAATCTGGTGTTCTGTGGTGGTCATGGTGTGTTCCTTGGTTCGGGTCAGGCCCTGTGCTTGACTCCAGGACTGTAGTGTAACACGTCAGAAGCCAGTGTCAACACTTTTGAGGTGTCTTTACAAATCTTTACATGGCATACAGTGGTGGTACTGTATGAGGTCATTAGAGACCCGTAGAGGCCCTGAGACACCCTGACCATGCTAACCCCTTGGCAGAAGTTGTCCACAGTGCTAGTGCTACTTGTCCACAGACACAGGTCTTATATAAGACTGATAACCTGTGCATAACATTGGCATGGTAGTTGCTTTGCTGTGGATAACTCTGACGTGTGTTGACAGCTTGTGGATAACTTTATGATAGGCTTTGGCTATGGCTTTGAAGTACCCATTGTAGGTTCCTACATCGTCCCTCACTTATGTGTACACAATCGAGCATACACTACCTATAGTGTTTGTGAGTGCTCACTAACGCTACCTATAGTGTAGTACTTGTAAGTGAGTACTTACTAACGTAGACTTTGCAGTGACTTGGCACGATTCTTGCATGACCTTGATAGGGGGGGGGTGTGGCGTTGATGATTATCTTTGCAGGAGCCTCTGACGCTCACAAAAGAGTCAATAAAGGAATTAATTAGGGACAGATTAGACTAGATCACTTAAAGCGCTAAGTAGTTGATATACAAGAAAAAGTATAAGGATTAGACAAACCATAGTGTTTACATTCTAATGGAGGGCTTCAACGTGGCGTAGAAGTGCAAAGAAGTGTAAAAGATGTAAATAATTGTAACAAAGTAAGATATTTCATAAGGGATAGTATTGCAAGTCAAGAGACTAGTGTGGTATAATATTCTCTATAGGATGAAGATGTATCTATGTAGCTGGTGGACTATGTAGACTATGACGATGAATCTGCACAGTTGATACAACGAATGTATAAGTTAAATACTATAAGTAGATATTATAAGAATACATACTATAAGTACTTATAATATAAGTGTTTAAGTTCTTAACTTCTACGTTCCTTTAAAGTACTTTAAGTGCATAGATGTTTGTCTAAAACAAAGATGTTTTTTTGTCTCCCTAAACGAAAGGATAAAGACAATGACCAAACCAACAGGTAATAAAGCTGGAAGACCAAAGAAGTCTGATCTTACCGAAATTAAAGAAAGTAGATCAGTGGGTCGTCCTAAAGGTGAAGCTGCAATTATCAATGAGTATAAGTTACGTATGCTTAACTCGCCTAAGAGTGCTAAGGTGCTTGAGGCTATATACGATGCAGCTCTGAACGATGAACATAAGAACCAAGCTGCTGCATGGAAGCTGATTGTCGATAGAATTGTCCCTGTGTCTGCTTTTGAAGCAGCTAAACAAGGTAGCGGTACGCCTCAGATTAGTATCAATATCACTGGTCTTAACCAGCCTATGGTCAGTACAGGTGATGAGGACATAATCGATGTCTGAACTTAACTTTGCACTCCTCAACTGGCAACAAGAGGTCTTTAAAGACTCTACACGTTTCAAGGTTGTAGCTGCTGGCCGTCGATGTGGTAAGTCCCGTCTATCGGCAGTTACCTTGCTCATTGAGGCTCTGAACTGTCCTGAAGGCTCTAGCGTCATGTACGTAGCTCCCACGTTGGGACAAGCCCGTAGCATTATCTGGGACTTGCTTCATGACCTAGGTAGGCCTGTCATCAAATCATCCCATGTTAATAACCTTGAGATTACCCTTATCAATGGACGTAAGATACTCGTACGAGGTGCTGATAACCCTGACTCGCTACGTGGTGTGTCTCTGGTATATCTGGTGCTTGACGAATGTGCGTTCATTAAGCAGGACGTTTGGGAGAAAATCTTACGTGCTGCTTTGTCTGACAAGAAAGGTAGAGCTTTATTTATCTCTACACCTAGTGGGCGTAACTGGTTCTATGATACGTTCAAGTTGGGACAGTCAGGTGAGGACGAGGAATGGAAGAGCTGGCACAAGACTACAGCAGATAACGAAACTATCGATCCTAAGGAGATTGAGGCTGCTAAGAGGAGCTTGAGTAGCTTTGCCTTCAAGCAGGAATACTTGTCTAGCTTCGACACCGCAGGTGCTGATGTCTTCAAAGCTGAGTGGATCAAAGAAGGTGAGATGCCCAAGGATGGCTCTTACGTTATTGCCATTGACTTGGCAGGCTTTGAGAACATTACAGACGGTACACAGAATAAGAAGAGACTAGACGAGACTGCTATTGCAGTGGTCAAGATCGGTACGGATAACAAGTGGTATGTTCACAAGATTGAGCATGGACGGTGGGACATTAAAGACACCTGCATGAGAATCTTGAAGAACATTAAAGAGTATCAACCTCTCCAGATTGGCATTGAGCGAGGAACGGCTATGAACGCTGTCATGGGTGTGTTACAAGACATGATGCGTCAGTACAACACCTTTGCTCACATCCAGACACTCACTCACGGCAACAAGAAGAAGATAGACCGTGTGGTGTGGGCCTTACAAGGCAGGTTTGAACATGGTCACATCATCTTAAATGAGGATGAGGACTTTGAAGACTTCAAGGATCAGCTTATTCTTTTTCCAACTAAAGGCGTACACGACGATTTAGTAGACGCTTTAGCATATATTGAACAGTTGTGTATCAATGCTTTCTTGCCGGAATACGAAGAAGAAGAGTACGAAGTCTATGACGATATTTCAGGATATTGACACCCTTTGATGGGCTTTCGACACGTTACAGGTGCGTGTGTCAAAACACCTGCTTTCTCTCGAAAGGAGATCAAAATGAAAGAATGTCCGCGTTGCAAAGTGATAGGAGATGAGTCTTATTTTTACAAAGACTCTACTAAAAAGGACGGTTTAACTTCTTACTGTATAGACTGCTCTAAAGAAAAAAGATTAGAACGCTATGCAGATAAAAAGATACAAGAAAAGAAATTTGCAAGGCAGTATTACCAAGAGAATAAAGAACAATTTAAAGAATATAGCTTAAAGGCTCTTTATGGTATTTCTCTTGAAGAGTACAATAATATGCGAGAAGATCAATTATTTTCTTGTCTAATTTGTAAAACACATGAAAATGACACGGCTCGCGGTTTATTTGTAGACCATTGCCACAACACGGGGAAAGTTCGGGGACTCTTATGCCAACACTGTAACACATTGTTAGGGATGGCTAAAGATAATCAACTAATCCTTCAAGAAGCAATTAAGTATCTAGCAAGGATATAAACAATGGAAAATAACTTAGAACAAAATCAGTTCGATGAGCCTACAGAGTCCGACAAAGAACTGACTGATTGGGTTGTATCGCATACTGATAGCTGGCGCGACTGGCGAGATCAGAACTACTTAGAAGCTTGGCTTGAGTATGAGCGTATCTTCCGTGGTCAGTGGGCTCCTGAGGATAAGACTCGTGAGAGTGAGCGTAGCCGTATCATCTCTCCTGCGACTCAGCAAGCTATCGAGACTCGCCATGCAGAGATCATGGAAGCTATCTTCGGCCAAGGTGAGTTCTTTGACATCAAAGATGACATCATGGACGTTAACGGCAATCCTCTGGATGTCGAAGAGATCAAGCTCAAACTTAACGAAGACTTTGCTCGTGACAAGATCAAGAAAGCTATTGACCAGATCGAGTTGATGGCTGAGATTTACGGTACAGGTATCGGTGAGATCATCGTCAAGACCGAGAAAGAGTATGCTCCCGCTACTCAAGCTATTCCCGGTGTTGTTGGTCAAGCTGCTATTGGTGTGTCCGAGAAAGATCGTACATCGGTTAAGTTGGTTCCTGTTAACCCTAAGAACTTCTTGGTTGATCCTAACGCTACATCCTTGGATGACGCTATGGGCTGCGCTATTGAGAAGTTCGTGTCTGTCCACAAGGTCGTGGAAGGCATGGAGTCTGGTATCTATCGCAAGATCGACTTAGGCTTAGACGCTCCCGATGATGACTTAGAGCCTACCGATGACCTGACTAACTTCCAAGATGGTAAGGTTCGCTTACTGACTTACTACGGTCTGGTTCCTCGTGAGTACTTGGAACAACTGGAGAACGAAGAAGAGGTTGCTGACCTGTTCCCTGAAGACTCTCTGTCTGATGACTACTCTGACTTGGTTGAAGCCATCATCGTTATCGCTAACGGTGGCAAGCTCCTGAAGGCTGAAGAGAATCCCTACATGATGAAGGATCGTCCTGTCATGTTGTATCAGGATGACACTGTTCCCGGTCGTGTGTTTGGTCGTGGTACTGCTGAGAAGGCCTACAACATGCAGAAAGCTATCGATGGTAGCCTGCGTATGGACATGGACTCTCGTGCCCTTACCAGTGCTCCTATGATGGCTATGGATGCTACTCGCTTGCCTCGTGGTGCTAAGTTTGAGGTACGTCCCGGTAAGTCGTTCCTGACCAATGGTGATCCCAATCAGATCATGATGCCTTTGAAGTTCGGTGTGCATGACCCTGCTTCGGTTGCTGCTTCCCAGAACTATGAGCGTTTACTGCTCCAAGCTACAGGTACTGTTGACAGTGCAGGTATGCCTTCAGCAGCTCCTCGTGACGCTGGCGCAGGCGGTATGTCGATGGCTATGGCAGGCATCATCAAGAAGTACAAACGTACCTTGAGTAACTTCCAAGAAGACTTCCTGATCCCCTTCATTAACAAGGCTGCGTGGCGCTATATGCAGTTTGATCCCGAGCGTTATCCCTCTGCTGATGTGAAGTTCATTCCCACAGCTACTTTAGGTATCTTGGCTCGTGAGTTTGAACAACAGCAGTTCATTGCTCTCTTGCAGACATTAGGTCCAGACACTCCGGTGCTTCCTCTGATCCTTAAAGGTATCTTGGGCAACAGCTCCTTGAGTAACCGGATGGAACTGATTGCTGCTCTGGATCAAATGAGTCAGCCTAACCCTGAAGCTCAACAAGCTCAGATGATGCAACAGCAACTGCAAATGCAGGCTGCACAGGCTCAGATGGCTGTTCAGGAGGCACAGGCGCAGAAGTATCAAGCTGAAGCACAGCAGACGATGGTTGAGACTCAACTGTTGCCTGAGAAGATGCGTATTGATGTCGTTCAAGCTGCCGCTACCAACTTGGATAACGGTGGTGACTTCGACAAACGCTTGAAGCTTGCTGACATGATGCTTAAAGAGAAGCAAATCAATCTGAAAGCTGCTGATACTGCCTCAAATGAGCGTATCGCGATGATGCAGATGAGCAATAAGAAACAATAAACTTAAATGAAAGGACTCCTGATGGAACAATCCTTGCAGAAATATTACGAAGATACGTTCTCCATGATGGCTACCGATGGGTGGAAAGCTCTCATGGAGGACTTTGAAAAGTTAAAGCAAGAGCTAGAAAACATCCGCACGGTCAAAGACGCACAAACATTATCTTATCGTCAGGGCCAACTGGATATTCTAGACCTTATTTTAAACCGCAAGAAGACTTGTGAAGAGATTTACGAGCAATTAGAGCAGGAGGAGAGATAAATGCGCCGAATGTTCGAGTTTGTTTGTAAAGATGGACACATATCTGAAGCATTAGTGGATGAAACCGTTAGAGAACTCGCTTGCCGAGCCTGCGGAGAACACGCCACAAGAATTGTTTCCGCTGTCAACATGAAGTTGGAGGGCATCACAGGTGCTTTTCCATCGGCATATGACGCATGGGAACGTAAACGGACTGAGAAGCTGGCACAGGAGCGGAAAGCCTCCTATGCTGTACCAGATTAACCTCATTCCACATTAACGGGTAAGTACTGAGTAATCAGTATTCACATTTCATAGTCCTATAATCTCAGAAGAGACAGGAGAAAGACAGTATGGCACTTATTGAAGACGAATCGTTTGACCAAGAATTGGATTCGATCACAGAGGAACAACCTAAAGAGACTCCGGTAGCGGAACAAACTCAAGAAGTTGTAGTAGAGACGGTAATTCCTGACAAGTATAAAGGCAAATCCTTAGATGAGATTGTCAAAATGCACCAAGAAGCTGAAAAGATGATTGGTAGGCAGGCACAGGAAGTACATGAAGTACGCTCTCTTGCGGATCAGTTACTCAAACGGCAACTCGAAGCAGATAAGACACCGAATGTTGAAAGTGCGCCCGAAGTTGATTTCTTTGAGAACCCTCAAGATTCAATTAAACGTGCAATTGAGAACAACCCCGCAGTTCTGGAAGCTAAACAAGCTAACCTTGAGCTTAAACGGATGAAGACAGCACAACAACTGGCATCTAAACACCCTGATATGCAAACTATTGTCCAAGACACTGGTTTCCAAGAGTGGATTAAGGCTAGTCAAGTGCGTATGGGTCTGTATGCTAAAGCTGATGCCGAGTTTGACTTCAGTTCCGCAGATGAACTCTTGAGCACATATAAAGAACTTAAGCAAGTTCGTAACAACAACGTACAAGAAGCTGGTAAACAACAGAAAGCACAAGCCTTGAAGGCCGCTGGTGTTGATTCAGGTGGTTCTGGCGAAGTTGCAAAGAAAGTATATCGTCGTGCGGATTTAATCCGTCTTAAAATGACTGATCCAGATCGTTATGAGCAACTCCAACCTGAAATTATGAGTGCTTATGCCGAGGGTCGAGTCAAGTGATGCTAATCACATCAAGTAAATTTTTAAACTGAAATTATAGGAGTATTTCAAATGGCTTTAGGTACTAACCACGTTACAACTACCACCGCAGCAACCTTCATCCCTGAAGTTTGGAGCGATGAGATTATTGCAGCGTACAAAAAGAATCTGGTTCTGGCTAACCTGATCAAGAAGATGAGCTTCAAGGGCAAGAAAGGTGACACCGTTCACATTCCTTCGCCTACTCGTGGTTCTGCTTCTGCTAAGACTGCTGGCAACCAAGTTAACCTGATCGCTGCCACCGAAGGTGAAGTGGTCGTTTCTATCAACCAACACTACGAATACAGCCGTCTGATCGAAGACATCGTGGAAGCTCAAGCTCTGGCTTCGCTGCGTGGCTTCTACACTGAAGACGCTGGCTACGCTCTGGCTAAGCAAGTGGACACCGCTTTGATCCAACTGGCTCGTGGCGCTCGTAGCGGTAACGCTGCTAACGCTCAGTACACTGGTGGTATCATCGGTTCTACCGGCGCTGCTTACACTTACAGCACTTCCAACGCTGCCGCTATCGCTGACGCTGGTATCCGTAAGGCTATCCAGATTCTGGACGATCAAGACGTGCCTATGGACGGTCGTTCGTTGGTGGTTCCTCCCACTGCTCGTAACAGCATGTTGGGTATCGCTCGCTTCACCGAACAAGCCTTCAAAGGCAATGGTTCTACCCTGATGAACGGTGAGTTTGGCGACATCTACGGCGTGAAAGTGTATGTGTCCACCAACTGCGATACCGCTGCTGGTAACTCCACCACTGACCGTGTTGCCTTGATGTTCCAGCGTGACTGGTCGGTCTTGGTTGAGCAAATCGGTGTGCGTTCGCAGACTCAGTACAAACAAGAATACCTCGGTACTCTGTTCACTGCTGACACCCTGTACGGCGCTGCCGAACTGCGTGATGGCTCTTGCGTGCCATTGGTCGTTCCCGCCTAATAGTGTGAACTAAGGGGAGTCCTTCGGGGCTTCCTTTTTTAAGCACATTAAAGAGTGTTCTTAAAGAAGGAATAAATATATGGCTAAGTTTCAAATGGTGGGTTCTGAGAATCCTAACACAATCGCAGATGTAAGCGCTGAAGTTGATATTGATAGCTTCCGTAAGGACAGTAATTGGTATGAGCTTGTTGAAGAAGTAGTACAGAAGCCTGCTAAGGCTCCTAAACAACCCAAAGTAATTAACAAGGACGAAGAATAATGAGTCTCTATCGTGGTGCAGGTGGTGCTTCAGACGCTACCGATGATTCTACCGTAAACGC